TTATAGAAGGTAAATGGCTTGTCTTAACTCTTCAACGCTTTTATGCGTATAGTGTTTAACTGTTGTATTGTAATTAGCATGTCCGCATAGACTTTTAATTGATACACTATTTGCGTTTGCATCAGATAGCATTGTTGCAAAAGTATGCCTTGTATCATGAGGTCTATGTTTTGGATTTAGCCCTAGAGCAGTAATAATAGGTGTAAATATTTGACGGTAGTAGTAGTCATAATTAATTGGGTTACCATCTTTTTCTATTAAATATTTAGTGGCTGATTCATAGCGACTTCTAACATAAGGCTCTATTCGCGGTGAAATAGGAATAATTCGTTTGCCAGCTATTGTCTTAGAATTTTCGATTTTAATTAATAGTTGATCTAAGTCAACGTCTGTTTTTTCTAAGCTTAGTAGCTCGTTTGGTCTTGCTCCTGAAAAGATATACATTAATAGGATATCTACATTAGGTACACTCTTTACATTGTCTTCTAAGACTTTGATTTCATTTTTATCAAAAATAGGTCGTTGAGGTGTCTCTGATTCAAGCTTAACTTCTATCAGCTGACTGTAATCCTTTATTATAATGTCATTCTTCATAGCGTAAGTATATAGTTGTCGCAATAAAATAATCATTTTTTTACGAGTGCCAGCACCTTTACTGCAATTGTTAATGACATCTTCAAGTTGAGATGTTTTTAGTTGCCTGATAGGCTTATTTTTAATCGGCTCTATATGAGCGTATGCAGCTTCATAACCTCTGACTGTAGACTCACTTGCATCTTTATATTTAGCTTTTGACCATAGTTTGTATACATCATCTAGTGTTAGTTTTTTTGTATCTATTGAAAATGGATCATCGTTATATAGTGCCAACGCTTTTAATGCTTCATTTTCTGTTTCATAATAGCCTATATATTTTCGTAGTTGTTTACCGTTTTCAGTTTTTCCAGAAGTTATTCTAACTGCAAACGGCTTTCGTCGATTGCCACCTAATTTTACGATTCCGCCATAATGGTTTGGTTTTTTCATGTGATTGCTCCTTTCATTGTAGCGGTAGTAAGGTAGTTTTCTTTTATAGAAACATTTATTTTAAATAAAAATAAAAACGCCCTCTAATTAATTAGAGAGCGTTTGTTTTTGCCATAAAGGCAATGATAAAAATATTTTTTTGGACTAATCCCAATCTGTATGTTTATTGTACACTCTCTAGTAAATTAATGTCAATTAATTCTCAAAGTAGCAGAAAAAGTTAATATCATCAAAATCACAATCGTTATTTTGTGCGTGGACTAATTTTTCTATCATATCTGCGGTTAGATTACTATCAAAATCATAGTTTTTTATATGTGTTAATTCATGTTTAACGCTTTCTATTTGCTTTTCTTCTGATTTATTACTATTTACAATTATTGAATAAGAGCCATCTAAATTATCGTGCAATACGGCACCAGCGCTTTGAGGTAATGGTTTATAGATTAAAATAATATTCATATATATAGTATGCTTCACACTGCCTTTTTATAATATAAATTCTATTTGCTACGTTTTTTTAAGTCTTTGATTATATTGACAACTAAATTTAAATCATCTTTACTGATGTCTTGTGCAGCATCAAATAATAAACGCATATCTGAATTAGTTCTCAACTCTTCGGCATACTTGGCGACTTCTGGATCGCTATAATAACTATCAGTTTCGTTCTCCCAGTTTAAAAGTACCGTTGCTGGAACATGTAGGGCTTGGGCGAAGCTTTCTATTATATTCATTGAAATGCTTGCTATCCTTCCGTTTTCATAGCGTTGAATAGTACTTTCGTTTAAATTGACTAATTTGCTTAAATCTGATAGGGTCATATTATTTTCTTTACGGTACTTTTTTATTTGCTTACCTATCCTTAAATTAATTTCTTCTTTAGTCATAATGGATAGCCTCCTTTTCTTATAAGTAAATATTAACATAAAATTGCACAATATACAATAATTAGATGTTTATGTGAAAACTTTTTTGCATGTGATGCTTGACATGTGATTTTATATGTAGTATATTTTTGATATAGAAATTGCACCGCATGCAATAAATGGAGGTGATAAAATGAGACGTGATAAACTTGAGTATTTAAAAGTTGAACTTTTTAAAAATAAAATATCCTATAAAAAGTTAGCTGAGTATATTGGAATATCAGTTAATACTGTTAATAAAAGAATGAATGGTAGAGGGAATTTTGATTGTGCGGAAGCAACTATTATTAGCGATTTGCTTGGTTTTGATGTTAATAAACGTGCAGAAATTTTTTTAAGTAAATAATTGCATATTATGCAAAAAGTGAAAAATAAAAAAGAGCCACTTAATAAAGTGACTCAAAATATAGCTGTAAAGAAGGCTAATTTTAGGAGGAGCGAGGTTCATGCCACTAAATAAAAAATCCAAGTTAGGAAAGAAGCTTTTTATGAAAATAGAGTATAAAAAAAGGCAAGCAGAGCAGTGCTTACCTTTTGGTGTAAAAGTAAAAAATAAGTTGTTGGTAGAAGTAAACTTAAAAGCCTAGTTGTTTAACTACATAATCCTCCGCAGCTTTGCCTTGCATTTCTTCCCAAGATGAAAAATCAGTATGAGCAACTATATAGTTGTCCCACTCTTCATCAGGTATTGCAAGAAAGTCTTCTTCAGATTCAATAGTAAATGGAGAATTGTCTAGAAATTCATCAATACTGCTAGAGTCTGTATGATGCCTCATAAAGCTAGGTGGGAATAGTTCGTCAAATGGAACAGCTGAAGTTTCTGACAATTTTTTAGCGTTTGCACTAAGCTCATTTAAAGATTTTTCTAGGTTGTCTAATCCTTCTATTTTCATAATACACCTCCTTTCTTGAATTAATTATAGCACGAAGGAGTGAGGTTAATGACACCAAACAAAAAAGATCTACTAAAGAAAGTAGCTCAATATGATATGTAGTTAGTTGTAAAGAAGGTAATTATGGTTAAAAAACATTTAAAACGATTGTATAGGGTGTTATTCAAAAAAGAGTATAAATCGGTTGATGAACGTATTCAAGATGCGAAATATTTAACTCGAATTAACATTGTGATTATAGTGTTATGGTTAATATATCTTATTTTTGCATTTGATGTGATATTTAGACGTTAGAATGATGAAGCTTTGAAAAGGACTGAAGCTGATGATACATATTGAATTAAATTTATTTGAATGTTCAATTTTCTTGGTTGTCTTTTTTATGTGTTTTTGTTCTTTCAAGTGGGCTAATAAACTTTTGCAAGAGGAAGCAGAAGATAGAAAAAATATCAAAAATAAACAAGTGAAGGCCAGTCAAGAAAGCAAGAAGTAATGAAAATGTAAGACCAATAAAATAGGGAAGAACTGCAGAAAATATAAAATGAGAGATTGGACTTAATGATGTTGGGTAGAAATTATATATCATAAAAAAAATTGCAAAATATAGAAGATTTAAGATTGAACGGTGACTAATTTTATTGTCGAACCATTTTTCACGATATATCTCAACAGTATCATTTAAATATTTATAAGCTAAATCAAACGGCTTTTCTAGCAATAGGGCGGCAATAATTATAAAAAGTGTGTTTAAAGAAGAAATTTCCGTTACGGTTGCAATAATTTGTTGATAAATAATGTCTATATATTCATTCATTATAACACGTCCTTTCTTGAATTAATTATAGCATAGTTGTGTTTTAAGTAATAAAAAAGAAAGGAGTTTAAAATTTATGAAATTAGAAATTAAAGGTAATGAAGAATTAGAGAAAGCATTAATGCGATTTCATGAAGCGGAAAAAGAATTTAAGGAAGCTGCATATGAACTAAGTAGGTTAGGTGCTGAAGTAACGTTAAATGTAAAGGACTTATGGAAGTAAAAAGTGGGGATGATAAGGAGTTAGACTTATGACATCAAATAAAAAAGAGTTGGAGCTACTAGCGCAGCTTCCAACTCTGCAACGTATTAGATTATTAGAGGAGAGAGTAATTGATTTAGAACAAACTTTATTAGAGATAAGAAATAACCTTATACTATTTAATTTGGCTTATACAGATGTTACAAATACTAATAAGGTTCTTTAGATAAAGCTTAACTGTTTGAGGAGGAATAAGTTGAAAGATTTAATTACTATCATTGATGGTGTTATCTTAATAGTTATTCTACTTTTTAGTGTTTGGATAGTGCTATCTAAAAGCAACATAAAATCTATGAATAATTGTAAAAAAATAAGAGCACGTCCTTTGACTGTAGTTGATGTGTGGAAAGTAGTGAATATGTTGGAAGTAATAGCAGTGTTACTTGGTATTGTATTTACAGAAATAAAAGGGAATAGGTTAATCGCATTAGGGGTTATCCATATTTACCTTCAAATTTCTATACTTTATCAAACATATAAAAAAGGAAATTATCTAGGTTAAAAAGCTAGTGTCGCTTAAACCGACGGAAGGTTAAAGAGGTGATGGTAAAAATGAATGCAATACAAATTTTTAATAATTCTCAATTTGGTAATGTAAGGACAACTGTTATTGATGGTGAACCATACTTTGTGGGTAAAGATGTAGCATCTATTTTGGGATATGCTAAGCCACATAATGCACTGTCCATGCATGTTGATGAGGATGACTCCCTAAAACAGGGACTCATAGATGGTAGGGGAAGAATGCAGGAAGCTATATTTATTAATGAGTCTGGTCTTTACAGTCTTATTATTTCCAGTAAGCTGCCGAATGCTAAAAAATTCAAGCGATGGGTTACAAGTGAAGTTCTTCCTGCCATCCGCAAAACAGGTTCATATAGTGTAGCGATACCTAAAACCTTGCCAGAAGCATTAAGAGCGTATGCACAAGAGGTAGAAGATCATAATAAGTCTAAAGAAATTATTGCATTGCAAGAGCAGCAAATTGCGGAGTTCAAACCTAAACAGGATTACTTAGACAAAATTTTATCTAGTCCTACAGCTTTAACGATTACACAAATTGCAAGTGATTACAATTTGAGCGCTAGAGCATTGAATAAGATTTTAAATGAAGAACGTGTGCAGCGAAAAGTAAATGAACAGTGGATTTTGTACGCTGATCAGATGGGCAAAGGCTATACGAAGTCTGAAACATTTGTCTTTGAGCGTGCTGATGGCCGCTTAGACAGTAAGATAACTACTAAGTGGACACAAAAAGGACGTTTATTAATTCATAATATTTTAAAGTCGCGTGGCATTAATGCTATTCACGATGAGATGTCTAGCGATTTTTATAGTTAATTAAGGAGGATGTCATTATGGATACAAGAACATTACCAGCATTAGAGAAAGTTTCTGTAAAAGAGGCGAGTCGCCTATTAAATCAAAGTGAAGAAATGTTTAGAGCTTGCGTAAGACGTAACGTATATCCATTTGCTGTAGCAGCGGATATTAATGATACAGGAGTGTATACATACACTGTATTCAAAGAAAAGTTGCTTAAATGGATTAACAATTAGTCTAGTTTTGAAAGGAGATTGTTATTATGAAAAATTTAATCCAAGGTTATTTGATGGTTTTAGTATTCTTAGTGATTCCTGTGTTGTCATATTTTGGTGAGTCTTTAGCCGTATACATTGCAATTGTTAATGCAGTATTTTGTTTGATTCAACTTCAATATGAAGTGATTAGAATAAAAAAAGTGCAGAGCCGCCGGCAAGCAAGCTCCACACTTCAATAATAAAACACACCAATATTATAACACGTAAATAAAATGATTAGAAGGGATATGAAGTGGTTAAATTTAAAGCTACAGGCATTAATGTTTCTGAAGCGTATGGCAATGTATATATCAGTCTCGGTGGGGCACCAATCGAAGCATTAGGTCTGGATAAAGAAAAAGATTATGAGGTCTCAATTAAGCCTTACAGAAATAAGCGCTCCTTAAGTGCTAATGCGTATTGTTGGATATTATGTGAACGCATTGCTAAAGAACTCTCAAAGGAAAGCTATACAAGCAATGAAGATGTCTATAGGCAAGCTATTTTTAATGCTGGTATTTATAGAGTGATGAGTCTTCGTTGGCGTGACCTTGATGCGGTATCGCGTGATTGGTCGAGTCATGGCGTTGGTTGGTTTGTTACACCATCAATAATGCCTTATCAATACGATCCTTCGGCTGAAATTGAATGCCGTTTTTATGTTGGTTCAAGCAAATATAATACTTACGAAATGGCGCGATTGATAGAGCATCTTATTGATGAGTGCCAAACTTTAGGTATTAGTACAGAAAACAAAGAGTATATTGATGAGTTGTTAAAGGTGTGCGATGAACAAAAGAAAACGAGATGATAGCAGATTATATAAAAAGACTCGTTCTATGGCTATTGAAAGAGATTCTACATTAGGATATCCGATGTGTGTCTTGTGTAAAAATCGTCCTGCAGAACAAGTTCATCACATAGTCTATAGAAGTCAATTAGGTACAAGTGAGCTAAGTAATTTAGCTTGCTTGTGCGCTGCTTGTCATCGTAAAGCACATGGTCAAAATGGTGGCAATGCAAGAGAGATTCGTAAGATATTGTTAGAACGTGTAAAGGTGGCTACAGAAAACTATGAAAAAGATAAAAGCAGTAAAAATTGCTGTTATGGCGCTACATACAAACGCTACTAATAAAACACCTATTTATCTAGATAAGTCTAGAATTACAGCGCTTGAAGAAGTCCTTGAAATTATTGAACACATAGAAAATGGAAGTGGTGAAGATGGGAACAAGTAAACGTCGCTTTTATTGGTTGAAACTAAAAAGTGATTTTTTTAATGCTAAAGAAATTAAAAAATTGCGCCGTATAGCCGGTGGAGATACTTTTACGATAATTTACCTTAAGATGTTACTAAAATCTCTTAAAAACGAAGGTAGGCTGTTTTTTGAGGGTATTGAAGATACCTTTGTAGAAGAACTTGCACTTGATATTGATGAAGATGTCGATAATGTAAAAGTCACAGTTCTATTTTTAGAAAAGCAAGGGTTGTTATTTTCTGGTGATACAGTTGAATATACATTGCCACAAGCGGTTGAAAATGTTGGAAGTGAAGGTATAAGTGCTGAAAGAATGCGTCGTTTACGTAAATCTAAGGAGCAAGCGTTACAATGTAACGCCAATGTAACAAAATGTAACGTAGAGATAGAGAAAGAGATAGATATAGATATAAATAATAATATATTGTCTTGTAAACAAGACGAATTGCCTTCTCAAAATAGTGAGGTGTCACAATGTGCGCACAATGTTAAAGAAAGTGACGTAGAGATAGAGAAAGAGATAGATATAGATATAAATAATATATTGTCTTGCAAGCAAGACGATATGGAAGATAAATCATCTCGTTTTTTTAAAAAGTCGAATAAGGACAATGAGTTTATAACATTTAGAAATGCATGTATCAATTATCTCAATGAAAAGATTGGCACTAACTTCAAATTAAATAGTAAGTCAACAAGTAAGCTCTTGAAGGCTAGATACAATGAAGGCTTTACTGTTGATGATGTAAAAACAGCTATTGATAAAAAGGTGGCTGAATGGCAAGGGACTGATATGGCTAAATACTTAAGGCCAGTGACACTGTTTGGCAATAAGATGGAGGCCTATGTAAATCAGTTGGAGGTGAATACAAATGATGGAAAATGTAAAGCAGATAATAGAAAAGCTTGGCAACGGAACGACTGGAGTAATGAACCAGAAGCTCTATGAGCGGCCTGTATATGAAGAGCCAGTGGTTATTGATTACCCTGTTAAAAATCGACTCGACTATTTTGGCATTCCTAAGAGATTTAAAAGTGCTACATGGGACTTTATTAGAACTCATAGTGATGTTAATGATAGAGCGAGATTAGATAAATTAAAGCTGCTGAAAGAATATAGTGACAATTTTCGTGATTACTTAGACTGTGGCATTGGCTTGCTGCTAAAAGGTGGGGTTGGTACAGGTAAAACAACAATAGCGATTGCTGTATTACGTGATTATATTGATAATGGCGGTCGAGGGTATTTTATTAGCGCAGTAACTCTTATGGATGAGATATACAGCATCACAGATTTTACTGACCGTGCTAGATTCGAGAATAAGCTTAGAAGTGTACCTGTACTTATTATTGATGATTTGGGCGCTGAAGGAACTGGTGATGCGGTAAGTCGTAAGATAGCTGCTATTATAAACACTCGTTATAACGATGGCTTGGTTACTATCGTTACTACAAATTTAGGGGCAGATGACCTTAAAACTGTTTATGATGCAAGAACATACGATAGATTAAAAGCATCGTGTAAGGTGTTTAACATTGTGGGCGAATCGCTGCGGAAGGGAGTTAATTGATGAGTGTGGTAGATCCAAATTACTACAAGGGAAGTAAGTATCAGACGTGGGATGTTATTGAATTGTATAAGATGGGTTTTCTCTTAGGAAATGCGTTTAAATACCTTGTCAGAGCTGGCAATAAAGATGACTTAGTTGTTGACTTAAAGAAAGCAATTATTTACTTAAAAAAGTATAGAGAAGTAAATGATTTTTGCGAAAAAATGACTTATTTAGCTATAGTTAGCGATAAAATCAATAATGCTAAAAAATTGAAAACAGTGCAAAAAGAACTTGAGCCTAGTGAAGATATCGTTTGTGATTTAGCAGCAGCTAATAATCTTAATATGCATCGTAGAAACTATCTGAGGACTTTAATCTATATTGCTATCTTTTCGAAGCATAATTTCGATAAAGGTTTAACAAAAAATTATCTTAATCAATTGATAAATCGCTTAACGATGGAAGTTGAACGCTATGAAGCAAAAACTGATTGATAACATTGATGGAATGATTGCTGTTTTAATCTTCGCAAAAGGAATAGATCCTGATAGTGCTTATATGATGGCTGAAGGTAAAAAAAGTCAGCATGATGGATTTAGCGAGGAATATGGATTTTTATCAAATTAATAATATTAGTACGTATGAGCTGGCAAAAGTATTAGGTCTAAGTAAAACGAGTATGAGCAGTTCATTTGCAAGATATAGAAAGAGGTTAAACAATGAATGAGGTTTATTTGGTGGGTAATTTAACTAAAGATGTTGAGCTTAGATATACGAAGACAGGCAAACCTGTTTGTGCATATACAGTAGCTTGTAATGAACGATTTAAGGCTTCAGATGGCACTGAAAAAGAAATGACAGCATTTATTAACTGCGTGAGTTGGAATGTTGATGCGGAAAAGATTGTTGATGGGAAAAAAGGCGATAGAGTCTTTCTTAATGGTCGGATTGCTACAAGAAGCTATGAAGATAAGAACAATCAAAAACGTTACGTTACGGAAGTGGTTACTAAGAATGTAACAATAGACAAATATAAATCTGAAAGTAGTAATTTCGATAATTTTTCTGATGGTGGAGATATTCCATTTTAATGAGAGGTAAGTTATGGATGCAATGGAGTTATTGATTGCTGTTGAAGTAATTCGATATGACTTGATCAACAGTTCGTATAATTTGGGTTTTAATGCGAAGAGATTGGCTGAATTATTTGGAGAGCAAGAAGCATTTAATGATGATGTTGTTAATTTATGTCATAGATTGAATAAAATGTACAAATTTCTAGATGTGCTTTCTGGTGAAATAGAGGCTTTTGGAGAAAAAGTGCGGAAGGAGTTAGAGGTCAAACAATGAATGTAGAACAAAAAGAAATGACTGAATTAGAAAAAGGGACTGTAAAACTGGTATATAAATTTTATTTTTGTGATAAAGCGCAGGATTGGTATATGGCGCTATCACTTAATCATGCCAGCAAGTTCGTTGATAATAAAACTTTGAAAGATAATCAACATATGTTTGTTAAGTTTTTAAATGAAGAAACTGGCGGAAACTTTGAGCCAGTTACATATAAAGAGTATATGGAAAATGCGGAGGATATTGGCGAATGAAGTGGCGGAATACTAAAACGGCGCCATTGCCCGACAAAGTAACATTATTTTACTTTGGCGACTATAAATATGTTGTCGGGAAAGTAATTATGAATGATTATCACGAACTATTAATAATGCCAGAAGAAGACGGGCCGGGATGTGAATCATTTGAGGCTGTTAAATTATGGGCTTATATTAAACGCCCAGATTGGAACGATGATTATGAAAATTAAATTTAAAAAGCTAAGAGACGTTAAGCCGCCTACATATGGAACGGAAGGGGCTGCATGCTTTGACTTTTATGCGCCTAAAAACGTAACTATACAGAATAGATTATCTAATAAAATTCCATTAGGTATAGCCGTGGAAGTGCCAGATGGATATGCGTTATTTATTGTGCCACGCTCTAGCACTGGTTTAAAAACTGGTTTACGTCAATCTAATAGCATTGGCATTATCGATAGTGATTACAGAGGTGAGATTGCTGTTATTTTTGACGTGTTTACGTATTGGGCTGAGATAAAAAAAGGCGATAGAATTGCGCAAGGTTATATATTACCAGTTACACGAATAGAGTTTGAAGAAGTGGACGAATTGAGTGAAACGGAACGTGGCAATGGTGGTTTTGGCAGTACTGGAATATAAGGTGGGATATTATGACGGAAAGACAGCGAATGCTTAAAAATAACTTTTTAGAAATAGCTTTAAATAAGAATTTTAGATGGTTGTTTAGAAATAGTGAAGACGATTTGTATATGTGTAAAGAAAAGCCAGAACGATTTGAAGGTGACTGGTATAGCAAATGTGACTGTGAATACATATCACCAATAATGGCTGAGCTCTTTGATGATATTAGATCAGAAGATAGTGTGCCAACAAACATATTGACGTATAAAGAAATTTCATTTCCTCTGTTTAAATTACAAATAGCACTTGAATTATTAAAAGAAGCTGGATTTAGATATATTGCAAAAAATAAGTCGCTGACTAGTTACAGAGAATTTGGAGAATGGTACGCCTACAGAGAAAAGCCAGTCAGAGATACGAAAGCAGGAATCTGGAGTACGAAAGAGCGTTATCCGTTAACTTGCTTTCGTGAACAATTTTGTAATGTGACATGGGAAGATGAGCCAGTCGATATAATTGATATGCTATCTGAATTTGGTGAAATGGAATACGATGATTAAAATTCTAGAGCTGTTTGGTGGGATAGGAGCACCAAGAAAGGCACTGATGGATTTAGGATATGACGTAAAGTCGATAGATTATGTTGAAATTGACGAAAAAGCCGTTCGTAGCTACAACGCTATGTTTGATAATAGTCAGCAAGTACAAGACGTAAGAGGATGGAATTTAAAGCCTGACATATTAGTACACGGTAGTCCTTGCCAAGATTTTAGTATTGCTGGTAAGCAATTAGGAGCTGATAAAGGGAGCGGAACTCGCTCTTCATTGCTCCATGAGACTATAAGTATCATTCGTAATTTTGGCGAATGGAAACCTCAAGTAGTGATTTGGGAAAACGTGAAGAATGTTTTATCGAAACATATGATACATAATTTTGAAGGATACTTAAAAGATATGCAGGTTCTTGGCTATACAAACAGCTATCAAATTTTAAATGCGATGCATTACGGATTGCCACAAAAACGAGAGAGAGTTTTTGTAGTATCTATACTTGATGGTCAAAAATTCGACTTTTCTAAAATGAAGCACCAAGAGCTTAGACCGTTAAGAGAGTATTTGGGAACATACGAGGAACAGCACATTGTTACTCAGCCTAGCATGCTTAGATTAATTAATGGATCTAGTACTAGTAATTTTAATGGGAGAATACAAGTTATATCTGATTACTGTTATACGATAACAACTAAGCAAATGCGCGCGCCTAACTCAGGTGTTATAGCATTAGCTGATGGTCGATATCGTTATTTAACGGAGTTAGAGTGCTGGCGTTTACAAGGGTTTGATGATGCGGACTATTATAACGCTTTAAAAGTTAATCCAGGTAAGCCAGGTAAACTCAATGCTACGCTATACAAGCAAGCAGGTAATAGCATGCCAGTAAATGTTTTGCGCGAAATGTTTAGAGTTTTACGATTTTGTTGACATAAAATGGGATGTTAGAGAGGTTTGTATGAAACAATGGTATGTAAAAACTCCGTTTGTAATTTTACAGGGGGTAGAACGGCGGTGCTTAGATTGGCGTAAGGTTGCTGATATTATAAAGCAGAACTACAGGGAAGGTATGATAGTTTATGCAGGCATCAAAGAAGATTGGAAGGATACTGAGGGCATTATTTTTGAAAATGGACAATCGGTTAATACTGATGCGGTTGTTAATGCTAAAAAAATGAATGATCAACCTATATTGTTAATACGGTACGAAAATGGTACATCGCTAAAGATAAACTGTTGGAAGTACAGTAGTGAATTAGACTATGTAGGTGATAAATGGCCTTTTAAATTTTCGATAAAAGAAAAGACAAACAATAAGAGGCGTAAAAAAAATAATGTAAAGGTGGTTAGACGATGGAATTTAAAGCAATGTTATTAATGAATTTATATGATAATGGATTTCGTTATATTGCAAAAGAAATGGACGGTAATTTATATGCGTATAGAGCGAAACCTATAAAGTCACAATGCTGTTGGGCAATCGAATATGTAGAAGATTGCTATAATTTGACTAGGTTTAAAGATTTGTTTATGGGGCTGAGTTGGAATGATAAAGAACCGTTTAAAATTAACAATCCTGTTGAACCAATTGACTGGCAGAAGGTACCTGTTGATACGAAAGTGTTAACTAGTGATAATGAAGACGGATTGTGGTACAAAAGTTATTTTAGTGAGTATAGACCAGATATTTTTCCTGACAGTCCTTTTATAACTTTCGGAGGAGGAACTACTTCGTGGAATGCAAATGGAGCAGCGAGTTGGAAATACTGTAAATTGGTTAACGAAGATGATTGATGAAGTGGAGGTATTTTAAAATGGCATGTGATGCGGAAGATGAATTGGATTTTATTATAAAGAAGGTTGGTTTATGACAATTAATGATGTTCGCAAGTTGCTTGATAGTGTTAAAGATTATGATGAGAGAGTAAATAGTATCATTGATAATTTAGAATTTTACAGCGGCAAAAGTAAGAAAATAACTGCCACATATAAAAGTATCTGTGTTACAGAAGGTGGTACTAGTGATACCATTGCAGATTGTGCTACTAAAATAGCGGATTTGGAAAAGGAATTAGGTGAAGTATGGGATCAATATATAAACCATCGTGATTATGTTGAGGGCATTATTAATGAGCTAAGTAATCCAGAGCAGCGTTACTTGTTGAAAGCGAAATATTTACACTATAAAAAGTGGTTTGAGATTCAAGAAAGCATGAGTGATTTTTTTGAAAAAGAGTATAGCGAGGCTTACATTAGAGGAAAATTACATAGTGAGTGTCTTAAAAATCTGTCAAAAAGTATACAAAAGATAACAAAAGTTAAAAAATGATACAAAAGATATAAAAAGATAGCAAAAGATATAAAATAATACATTGAAAATGTGATATAGTTAGTATGTAGAAGTTTGAAATGAAGATGTTATGCGAACTCTATCTTAGTTTTAATGTGATTGATTAGCGCTAGCCATTGTAGCTGGCGCTTTTTTGTTGCAAAAAATAAGGTGTGATTATGAAAAATGTGAATGTATTTGTTAAATGTCATGATAGGTCGTGTTTAAATAACATTGCACTGCGTTGTACAGCTAATATGATTGTCATTGGTGGTACAGGTAAATGTAAATGCTATATAGATGCTAAGCAAGCCATGAAACACTGTGAAAATACATCTAAAAAAGGAATTGGAAATGGCTAGAAAATTTGCTAAATCGTTTTATGATTCGACTGGGTGGTATAAGACTAGAAGTGCTTTTGCAAAGAGTAAGTTATATTTGTGTGAAGTTTGTCATCAACCAGTAGTGATAGGACGTAGAGCAGTTGATGGTAGACTGCAAGGTCATGTTCATCATAAGATTTGGCTTAATGAAAATAATATTAACGATGTATCTATTACTTTGGGTTGGGACAATCTTCAATTGTTGTGTGAAGGCTGTCACAATAACATTCACAATCGCTCAAGTGTGAGTCGCAAGGTTGTGTTTGATGAGTTAGGTCGTGTTGTTGATGTACATGAATTAAAAAAGTAGCCCCCCTTCAAAAATATCGAATTTTTTTATTTTACACGACCGGGGGGCTCCCTTGAAAAAATACGCATGAAATTTTGCGTGAGGGTGTAGTGTTTGGGGAAATGAGGTGGTTAAATGGCAAACGCAGACTATTCAAAAATCCTTAGAAAATACAAACGAATTGCAAAAGAGCTTGATGTTGAAGTCTCGAAATCAGCAGAATCATTGATTGAAAATTTAGCATTTATGGAATCAGAACTTGCTAAAGTAAAAGAACAAGTTATTGCGGATGGTTGGATTGAATCCTATAAAAATGGTGAGAATCAGTACGGTAAAAAAGAATCATCGGCAGGTAAAGCTTACAACAATTTGATTAAGTCTTACTTAGCAACGTGGAAACAGTTTAAAGACTTATTTCCGCGCGCTAAACAAAAAGAACTTGATGATGGATTTGATGCATTTTGAACTATATCGTAGAGTATCACAATCAAATTAAATTAGGTAAAGTTGTTGTAAGCAAAAAAGTTAAAATTGTATTTGATTATCTTGTGTGGTTAATTGATGATAATAGTGATAGGTGGGTTTATGACGAGGAGAAAGCGAATCGCCCTATCGAGTTTATTGAGCGATTTTGTAAGCATGATGTAGGCAAGAATCATAATCAGCCATTTATATTAGAGTTGTGGCAGAAAGCAATTATTGCAGCTACATTTGGCATCGTTGATTTCGAAACAGGTCAACGCAAATATAGAGAATTGTTGCTAGTAGTGGCACGTAAAAACGGTAAGTCCACATTGTCAGCGGCTATTGGTCTATATATGTTGATGAAATCAGGTGAATATGGTGCAGAGATTTATAGTGCTGCGACAAAGCGAGAGCAAGCAGCGATTATTTGGAACACGGCAGTAAAGATGATTAAGAAAAGCCCTGCTTTATATAAACGCACACGCTGTTTAGTGAATCGCATCATGTATGACCGATTAAATGGAGTTTTTAGACCACTATCAAGTGAATCTAATACACTTGATGGTCTTAATGTTTATGTAAGCCTTATCGATGAATTACACGCAATCCAAGATAAGAATTTGTATGATGTAATTATCGATGGTATGATTGCGCGCGATGAGCCTTTATCAATTATTACTACAACAGCTGGTACTGTTAGGGATAATATTTTTGACTTGAAATATGAGCAAGCAGAACGTGCTGTAAACAACATGGCTGAATTTCGCGATGATGATTTTACATTTTTACCTATCGTGTATGAGTTAGATCATAAGAGCGAGTGGACTAAGCCAGAGTGTTGGTCAAAAGCTAATCCTGGTTTAGGTACTGTTAAGAAGATTGACCAATTAGAAAACAAAGTAAAGCAAGCCAAGGCTAATGATTTACTTGTAAAGAATTTGCTCTGTAAAGACTTCAATATTAGAGAGACATCTCATGATTCATTCTTATCATATGATGATGCGGTTAATACAGAAACGTATGATATACAATCATTAGAGCCGAGATACGCAATTGGTGGTGTTGACTTGTCTAGTACAACAGATTTAACATGTGCTACTGTGTTGTTTAAGACGTCAAGAGATAGCAAGCTGTATGTTAAACAGATGTATTGGATGCCAGAAGATACATTGGAAAAACATATAGCGACTGATAAAGTTCCGTATGATATTTGGGTTAAGCGTGGATTAATTAGGCTGTGTCCTGGCAATATGGTGGATTATCAGATGGTTATTCAGTGGTTCCATGAATTGAGAGATGAATATAATCTCATTACTTATAAAATTGGCTATGATGCATGGAGTGCTCAATCATTTGCTAGTTTAATGGCTCAAAATTTTGGGGAAAATACAATGGATGTAGTACGTCAAGGGGCTCAAACTTTATCTACTCCGATGAAACAGTTGGGAGCAGAGTTAAAAGCTAAAAACATTAACTACAATGACAATGATGTTCTTAAATGGTGCTTGTTAAATGTTGAGATGGAAGTAGATAAGAACTATAATATTAAGCCTAGAAAGCCGAAAAATGAACGGCAACGAATTGATGGATTTGCCAGCTTGCTAGATGCTTATGTTGAATATGACAGAATTAAAGATGAGTATTTAAATCTTGTAGGAGGCTAAGTTGGAATTTAGAAATTTGTTAGACAAGATTTTTGGTAAGAAAAGAGAACCGCCAGTTACAACTACATTTAGACTTTTAAATGGTAATAGTGCTTGGTTCGCTCCCTGGAATGGCAATATATACAACGATGATACAGTCAGAGCGTGCATTGATACGATTGCTAGACATTTTGCAAAACTAAAAGCAGTACATATATCTAAAAAAGACGGACATCGAACTGTTTTGAATGACAGTTTGAGCCGTCTTTTGTCATATAGAGCCAATGAGTTTATGAGTTCGTACGATTTTTTTTATAAGATTGTCAGTCAGCTTTATACATACAACAATGTATTTGTGTATATCAAACAAGGAAAACGTGGTCATATCTTAGGCTTATATTGTTTGGACTATTCATCAGTTGAGTTGCGCCAAGATAAAGATAATCGGATATATGTACTGTTTGATTTTGGTAGTAAGCGTGAAGTTGTGCCTTATGAGAACATAATTCATTTTCGTAGACATTTCAATTTAAATGAAATTTATGGCGAAGATACGTATAGTATTTTCAAGAATCCTTTGAGTGTGTTAAAGGCTGCAAAGAATAGCATTGCAATTGCGATTTCTAATAGTGGCATTTTAAGAGGAATTTTGAAATTTACAGGGGTATTACATCCAGAGGATCTAAAGAAGAAACATGATAGTTTTGTAGAAACTTATGTAAGTCAGAGTGAAAATGGCTCTAGTATAGCGACAATTGATAATACTGCGGAGTACCAGGAATTAAAAGCGGATTACACAGTTGCTGATAGCAGTCAATTAGATACTGCGAGAAATGATATTTATCGTCTTTTTGGAATTTCAGATAAGATTGTTCAAGGTGATTTTACAGAGGAAGAATATATTTCTTTTTATGAACACGTTATCGAACCTCTGATTGTACAATTTAGTCAAGAATTTACAGAGAAATTATTGACTGAAAAAGAAAAATCGCATGGAGAAGAAATATATTTTGAATCCAATCGGCTTAATTATGCGAGTACTCAAACTAAAGTAAGTATGATGCAATATTTAGGGCAACAAGGCATTTTGACGATTAATGAAGTCCGTGAATTATTTGGCTGGGCTCCAATCGCAGATGGTGATGAACGATTAGTAAGTTTGAACTATGTAAAATCGCAACATCAAGATGAGTATCAACAAGTTGCAGAAAAGGGGGATGAAGAACTTGAATAAAGAATATCGTAGTATGACGTTTGAAAATAATGAAAATGACGAAGGCCATTTTGTCGAAGGCTACGCAGCTGTATTCGAACAGCCGACTGTTTTATATAGTTTTGATGGGGTTGATTATTATGAAGTCATTGATAGACATGCTTTTGATAGTGCGGATTTAAGCGATGTGCCATTTAAATATAATCATAATGATGGTTGTATGGTTGTAGCTAGAACTCGTAATAAGTCTTTACAGTTAGAAGTTGATAATCACGGATTAAAAGTGCGTGCAAAACTAGCTAATACTACAGCTGGCAATGATATGTATGAAAGTATTCGTAGCGGATTACTAGATAAAATGAGCTTTGCATTCACCGTTCAAGAAGATAGTTATGATCAATTAACTAGAACACGAAGAATCTTAAAGATTGATAAAGTATATGATGTGAGCGCTGTGGATATTCCAGCGTACGATGGTACGGAATTAGAAGCCAGAAGTGCAGACTTTTTTATCAATCAGATTAAAAAAGAAGACGAAGTTAAGTTGAAAAGAAAACGGTTGTTGTTATTAAGCGAGTTATAAGCTCGCTTTTTTGCTATTGTAGCTGGATAGTTACTCTAAAAAGCTTGGATAAGCTGGCAAAATTAATAAAAATATTATTTTGTTATAAAGGAGCAGAAAATGACAAGATTACAAGAAATTTTAGAAAGAAAACATCAAATTAAAACTGAATTGCAAAATGAATCTATTACAACTGAACAGTTAGATGCATTTGATGAAGAATTGCGCGCCTTGAATGAAGAGGAAGGTAAAATCGAAGAACGCAATCAACATGTAAAAGATATTTCAAATAAAATTGGTGACTTAAAAGTAGTTGAAAAACGAGGAAAGGATGTAGAATTGGATAAGTTAGAAATTTTTAACACAAAAGAATATCGTAAAGCTTTTATGGATTATGTAGTACGTGGCAAAGAACTTCCTGTTGAATTTAGAGCTAATACTTTAACAAGTGATGTTGGTGCCGTAGTACCGCCTGAAACATTAAATCGAATTATTGAAAAAGTTCAAGCTCATGGTATGATCCTTCCACTTGTTACTAAAACTAATTATAAAGCAGGTGTTTCTATTCCTACGTCCACGGTAAAACCAGTGGCGACTTGGGTATCTGAAGGAGCAGGCTCTGAAAAACAAAAGAAGACTGTTACTAATATTGTATTTACTCATTTTAAATTACGTTGCGCAGTATCTGTTTCTTTGGAAACTGAATATATGTCGTTAAGTGCTTTTGAAGCAACATTAGAAGCTAATATTGCTGAAGCTATGGCAGTTGCGCTAGAATCTGCGATTATTAACGGTAATGGCTCTAGCATGCCAAAAGGGGTTTTAAAAGAAACAGGCGTTTCTGTAGCAGGTGCTATCAATTATAAAACGCTCGTTAAAGCCGAAGGTGAACTTCCTATCGAATATGAACAAAATGCTGTGTGGGTTATGTCTAAATCAACCTTTATGAATGAATTCATTGGAATGGTAGATACAGCAGGTCAACCAATTGCACGCATCGATTATGGCATTTCTGGTAAAGCAGAACGTACTTTACTAGGTAGACCAGTTGTACTTACTAATTATTTGCCAACAGAAGAAGATTCTCCAGTGGCGTTTTTATTTGATTTTTCAGATTACATCTTAAATACTAATTTTTCTATCGCACTAAAGGTATATGAAGATAATGAGACAGACGATATTATTCGCAAATCTATTTTGGTTGCGGATGGTAAAGTAATTGATGCAGGTTCTTTAGTAACTTTAACAGGGAAGTAGGAGTAGATTATGACACTCAATGAAGTTAAAGAGTATCTAAAGTTAGATGATGATTTAATTGAAGATGATGAGCTGATTAAAGGCTTAATTGTAGCTGCAAAAACTTACATTGAGGACTCTACAGGAAAAGCGTATCAAGACTCTGAGTTATATAACTTAGCGGTCATGATGGTCGTAGCGCATTGGTATGAAAACCGCAGTATTATTCATAATAAAACCGTTGTTAATGAGTTGCCACAGTCGTTTTTTGCGATTGTGGCACAAATTCAATGGTCTAATCGTTATAAAGAGGTTGTTCGACATGGTTAATATAGGAACTTTGGATAAACGTATATCGATTAAAAAATTGATTGATGTTGAAAATGACAGTGGTTTTTTAGAACAGCGGTTGACAGAGATTGTTAATTGTTGGGCGAGAATAGAGCCGTTGCGTGGACGTGAATATTATGAAGCTAAACAGTTAACAAGCGCTGACAATGTTAAAATAACGATTCGATTTCGACCAGGTTTGGATAATTCAATGGTTGTTGAATATGCTGGAAAAGAATATGAGATTGTAAATATTGTAGATCCGTATATGAAACATAAAACACTAGAGCTTATGTGTGTGTTGAAATCTCATGGAACAGGTGTTGATGTGTATGTTTGAGTTTGATTGGAATGGATTTGATAAATCTGTTGAAGAAGCTATAAGAATGTATCCTAATACAGCAGAAAAAAAGTTAAGAAAGGCTACTCGTGAAATCAAGAAATTAGCAGAACAAGCGTATCCTAACAGCATTACTGGAAACTTAAAAGAAAACTGGCATACAAAATATGATGTTGTAAATACAACTCAAGTTGAAGGTCAAGTCTTTTCAAAGTCTCCGCATTATCATCTTGTTGAAAGAGGTCATGAGAAGATTGTTAATGGTAAGAGCAGTGGTCATGTTCCAGGTAAATTCTTTTTCAAATCAATGATTGAATCTGATGGTGAACGAATAGCAAATGAACAGTATCAATCTTTACTAAAAGAGCTGGCTAAGAAGTTAGGTGGTTGATAAGTGGTAACACGTAAAATGTTATTGAAGAGTATTGCTGATGTTGTTTCAAAAAATTTTACAAATGTAAATATATATGCTGATGAGGTTATAGAAGGCTTTAAGAAGCCTTCTTTTTTTGTACGACTCTTAATGACGAAGAAGACTGTCAATAAAAGCATTAGTGAAATTAGATTAAATGTTATTTTAACTTATTATCCTCAAAGTAAAAATAATCGTGAGTTTGAGTTTGCAAATGTTATGGATTTATTAGATGAGTCGTTTGGAATTGACTTGAATGTAGAGGAACGTGCGCTACATATTGAACAAATTTCTCATGACCGAATTGGCGAAAAATCAGACATCATGCAATCAACAATTTTAATTAGATATTATGACGAAACTGGTTATACACCAGATACAGGCGAAATCGCTGGCGGTGTAAATGTACGACTAGTAGAAGACGAAATGGGGGAATTATAATATGGCTCTTAAAATGCCAAGTGTGAATATTGCCTTTTATGAAAAGGGCATTACAGCAATTCAGCGCAGCGAACGCGGAATTGTTGCGATGATTTTGGAAGATGATGTGGCGAAACATAAAACGCCTTATAAGCTTTATACGGTTGCAGATATTCCAACTACGTTATCTTTGGAAAATCAGGAACAAATTGAATTAGCTATGAAGGGTTATCAAAAATCACCTCTTCATATTCTTGTGTTTGTTATTGCTAAAGGTTCTACTGATGGAGGAAGTACGGCAAAATATGAAGACGTGCTTAAAACATTAGAAACTACAAGATTTGACTATTTAGTTGTGCCACAATCCACCGATACAGATTATTTTGCAACATGGATTAAACAACAGCGGACAGTAAAAGATAAGATGGTTAAAGCAGTGCTTTATAATCAGCCAGCTGACTTTGAAGGTGTGGTTAACTTTACTAATACGTCAATTTCTGTTGTTGATGATGTGGCTACGGCAGCGGCTCTTGAAGCCGCGCGGAAGAAAGGTATTAATAACGTAGATAATGTCCTTAAAACAATGACTGGAGCTCAATATGCTAGCCGTATTGCAGGGATTATTTGTGGTACTCCGATGACAATTGCTTGTACCTATGCGCCGCTTCCTGAAGTAATGGATGTCGACCGTTACACAAAAGATGAAATGGATGAAAAAACGGGCAATGGTGAGCTATTTATTTTCTTCGATGGTAAGAAATTTAAGATTAACCGTGGTGTAAACTCTTTTGTCACTACAACACAAGATAAACTAGATTCTTTTAAAAAGATTAAGAAAGTAGACATCATGGATATGATTCATGATGATATTAAAGATACTGCTCAAGACAGCTACATTGGTAAGTATGCAAATAGTTATGCGAATAAGTGCTTATTAATTGCTGCTATCTTAGGATATTTAGAGCGGTTAGAACTCGATGGATTGTTACAACCAGGTTCAAGTGTTGAGCTTGATGTTGAATACACGAAGAATTGGCTCTTATCGAATGGTAAAAAGACAAAAGAAGAATTGAATGAAATGACTGAACAAGAAATTAAAGAAGCGGACACAAACGATGTAGTATTTTTAATTGCTAAGATTAAAATTCTCGATGCTATCGAAGAAATTAACTTGCGGATTATGATTTAGTTTAGGAGGTAGTCAATGAGAAACGTAAAAGGTTATCAAGTTTTTAATGGCACTCATGGCGAATTATGGATTGATGGGGATTATATGGCTGAAATCCAAAAATTCAAAGCGGAAGTTGAACTTAAAAAAGATGAATTTCAGTTTGTAAAACACTACAACACAGACTTTAAAGTTGTGGGTTATTCTTGTAAAGGCTCTATTGAGATGAAGAAAACATCTTCTTATTTTTTGAATAAGATGAGTGACAATATGCGTAAGGGTAAAACTACTGTATGTCAAATTGTCGCTAGCATTAGTGATCCAGATACAGTGGGTTCTGAACGTATTGTAATTAAGGATGCTGTATTTGACAAATTAACTTTAATGGATTTCGAGGCTGGAAAAAGTCTAGACGAAAGTTATGACTTTACATTCACAGATTGGGAAGTATTGGATAGTGCGTTATAAAAGGAGATAAAGAATGAGTTTAATTGATGAATTATTGAAAGCTGATTTTAAGCAGATTGATGACAAAGCCAAAGTTAAAGTATCAAAGTTATCAAAATTACTTGGTCATGATGTAGAGGTTACTGTACAAGCTATCGATGGTAAACGTTATCGCGATATTCGTAATATGGCTACAAAAACAGTTAAAAATAAGACTAAATTTGATGTAGGACAATTTCAAGATAATGTTGTCCTTAATGGTGTAGTTGAACCTTCTTTAAAAGATAAAGACTTGCTTGATAGATTTAAAGTAGCGACACCGTTAGAGTTAATGGATAAATTGTTTTATCCTGGTGATATTAATAAATTGTCCGATAAAATTTCTGAATTAAGTGGTTTTGATGAAGAAGAAAATGAAGAAATAAAAAACTAATTGATGAGGATGCAGATGCAAGAGCGATGTATCTTCTTTTTAAATTTCACCATATCAAGCCATCGGAGTTTTTTGAAATGGGCGAAGGGGAACGACGTATTACATTTGCTTTTTTGGAGCGTGAAATGAAAGAGCGAATAGAAGAATATAATGCTATGAAAGGAGGCTAATAATGGCTCAGATTATTGATGCGACATTACGTTTAATAGATAAGTTTACGCCAACTTTAAATAGAGTAAATAAAGCTATTAGAGAACAAGAAAAGCAAAATAAGCGGTTGAGTCGATCAATTGAAAGTACAGGAAAAAGTTTTACTAATTTTAGTAATTCATTGGTGCCAGCTGCACTAGGTATTAGTGCAGCTATTGCTGGTGGTGTCATGGCTTTTGCTGATTTTGAAGAGCAAATTTTATCTGTAGGTGCAAAGGCTGAAGCTTCGTCAGAGCAACTTTCGGCTATGAAAAATCAAGCAGTTGATATGAGTACAAAATATTCGTACTCTGCGAAAGAAGTTGCTAGTGGTATGGATGCAATGGCTGCGGCAGGTTGGTCAGTTAATAACATATTGCAAGCTACAGAACCATTGTTACAATTGGCTAGTGGTTCGCAATCTGATATGGCTACATCAGCAGACTTGCTTACTAGTACAATGACTGCATTTCATAAGGAAGCAAGTCAAGCTACAGATGTAGTTAATAAATTGCTTGTAACGGCTAATGCATCTAATACTGGTGTTCCAGAAATGACAGAATCATTTAAATATGCTGCACCTATTGTAAGCGCTGCCGGCATGTCATTTGAAGAAATGGCTACGGCAATCGGCTTGATGTCGAATCAAGGCATTAAAGGTGGTCAAGCTGGTACAGCTCTTGGTGGGGCTATCACGCGTATGTTGGCACCAACTGCACAAGCTAGCGAAGCGATGGCAGCTTTAAATTTAAATTTCGTTGATGCGGAAGGTAAATTTGTGGGTATGCGTTCTGTTATTGAACAGTTTGGCAATGCTACGGCTAATATGGGTGAAGCACAACGAGTTGCTTATGCTAAAATGCTTTTCGGTCAAGAAGCAGTTCCAGGGATGTTAGCGTTGGTAAATGAAGGCGTTCAAAAGTTTGATGAGCTAGGTCAGCAGATTATGGATAGTGGTGGCGCTGCTGAGAGGGCAAGCCAAATGATGAATCAAGGCATGGGCGCACAGTTAAAAATTTTGCGCAATAATGTGATGGCTTTAGGAATGGCTTTTGGTGAACGTATGGCTCCATATATTCAAAAGTTTGGCGAATTCTTAAAAGGTGCTACAGATTTTATTAGAAATCTAAATCCAACTGTACTTGATGTTGCATTAAAATTTGGCTTTTTCGTAATTGCTTTATGGGCTTCAACGGCAGCTATCGGTTCATTTCTTACCTCTGTGTCAAGCGTGATTGTGCCTTTAGGGAAATTAGCTACAGGTATTCAGGCGGCAGGTAGTTTTAGCGCGTTTGTAGGCGCTAAATTTGCTGCATTCATGAATGTAGTGCGACCATTAATTAGCTTATTTAGCAATGCAAGCGGTGCACTATCAACACTGTTAAGAGGATTGTTGTCATTCAATCCTGTGATTTTGGGTATCGTTGCGGTAGTTGCTTTGGTGGTTATGGCAGTTAAACGAAATTGGGATATGTTTGCTAATGCATTTACTACTGCATGGACAAGAATTTCTGGTGCGCTAGACGGGCTAGTAAGTGCTATCAGCAATGCATTTGCTAGCATGGGCGCTAATACTAGTACATTCCAAACCGTTTTAGGGTTTATAGCAGATATTGTTGCAGTAGTTTTAGTTAATGCATTCGAGAACTTTGTTTCTGTAGCTGTTACAGTAATAGATATTGTGACTGCTGGTATCACAATGGCTGGCGGTGTTATTTCTGGCGTTGTAGGGGTAGTCAATGCTCTATTAGTAGGGGATTGGGCTGGTGCTTGGAATTCAGCAGGAAGCGTTGTGACATCGGTTCTTGATGGAATTAAATCCATTATTAGTAGCTTAATAGGCTTAGTCGGTGAATTAATTAGTAATATTGCGAATGCAGCAAGTAACCTTCCAGTGGTTGGTGGGTTATTTAATATTGGTAATAATGCGAGTGGCACGGATAATTGGCGTGGCGGATTAACTTATGTACACGAACAAGGCGGAGAGCTGATGAATCTGCCTAATGGCACACAAATAATTCCACACGATGAATCGTTAAAGCAAATGTATTCGAAGGGACAAGCGTCTAGTAATAGTGGCGTTAATGTTACAGTTAACAAAGTTGCAGAGACGATTGTTGTACGAGATCAATCGGATATTGATGCAATTGCCGATAAGGTAGCTAACCATATTGCTAATAAATTGCAAGTTCATTCTGTTAATCAGGCGATAGGAGCGGTGTAAATGAGTATATTAAGTACTATCAGTGCACTTTTGGGTGATAATTCGTTAAGCGGTAGCCGTTCAGATATTATTTTAACAGGTGCAGGAGAACGGATTGCGTTCCCTGTACCTGTTACTCAATTTAGTATGCAAGAAAAAAATAATAATACTGTAGTTAATATAAATAATATCGGAGATATTAATCTCATTGGTAAAAAAGGATTGAGCGAAATAAAAATTGACTCATTCTTTCCTTCACAAGCATATACTTTTTGCACTTCAAATCCAGATAAACCATATGGCTATGTGTCAAAAATTAAGAAGATGATGGTTAGTGGAAAACCATTGCGTATTATTTTGACAAACACAAGTGTTAATATGCCATGTTTGATTGAAAGTTTTGACTATGGCGAGCGAGATGGTACTTCTGATATCTATTTTTCTTTATCTCTAAAAGAGTATGTGTTTTTGGCAGGTCAAATCGATGATACTCAAATTAATTTAAATACAGGCTTAAAAGATAGACCTCGTAGCACTTTGGAGCGAATTAGAAGTGTAAAAGTATATCCTGGTGATGATGTTATGGATGTTGTAGCTCGTGGTGTTGGTCAAAACTTAAATTATGGAGAATCATCGAATAAATTAACTGAATATGCTCGTCTGTCTAAATTAGGGCGTGTGAAGTCTGGAAACATTTTAGGTGTGACGGGAGTGTTGTTTGATGATTAAATTGCTAGCTGATATTAATGGTGAGCAAGTAGACTTGAGCTCTTACATATCTCAGTCGGAGTGGAGTGGTAGTCTTGATGAAATAGCAAGAAAGTTAAGTTTTACTGTAGCATATAATACTCGTGATGAGGGATTTATTAATACAGTTATTCCAATAGGTGCTTATGTTTATTTGTATGCAAAAGTTGATAAAACTAAGTCGCAAGAAGGACTACAAAATACAAATGCGGATAATACAAAGAATAGTAAATCAGATTCTGCAGATAACACAGCCGATAATACGGCTAATGAAACAGAGTATTTAGAAATATTTAGAGGTCGAGTTTTTTATAGAGAACGTAAAACTAATGAGTTCACAATGAGTTATGTAGCATATGATGATTTAGTCTATTTAGCTAAATCTAAAGTTACAAGGAAATACAAAGGTGTTACTGCTAATGATTGCATTGAACAAGTTTGTAATATTTTTTCACTTGAAAAAGGTGAGCAGGTTGATATGGGGAGTGCAGTAGAATTTATTGCTGATAATATGACTTGCTCTGAAATTATTAGAAAAGCCTTAGAGCAAGTTAAGGCGCATACAGGAAGTGATTATCATATATGGTCTACTGGTGGGAAAATTAATGTAATCAAACAGGGTGAACTGATAGAAAACTATATTGCTACAGATAAGACGGATATTAATTATTCTGCGCATTCAGAGTCTATTGAAAATATGGTTAACAAAGTCGAAATAGTTAATGAAGAGGGCACTATTGTAGGCAGTGTAGATAGTGGCGATATTAATTTATATGGACTACTTATTGATACATATAAGGTAGATCCTAAAACAGATACTCAGACTGCAGCACGAGCGTTATTAAAACCAATGGAAATTAAAAGTAGTATTGAGGCTATAGGAAATATTCAGTGTATTACTGGATATGGAATTACAATTCAAGAAGAACAATTAAAAGGTTTGTTTTTGATAGTATCTGACAGTCACTCAATTAATAATTATCAGCATAGAATGACATTGACATTAAGGTATTTAGGTGAGGTGAAAGCAAGTGAAGGAGAATCCGTACAATAAAATGCTAGGCATTATGAACGGCATTGCTCAAAACAATCAGAATCAAACTGCTAGTGTAGGTAAAGTAGTTGTGCCACCTCCTGAAATCCAAGTTTCATATAATGGAATTATCTTAGATAAAGATGATGTGTTTATTAATGAAAATTTATTAAAAGGGTATTATAGAACAGCAAAAGGACATATTGTATCTGCTACTCAAAATAGAGCGGGCGGAGGTGGATATGCTGAATTTGCAAGTCATAACCATGATATTGATAATGATTACACAGATACAATCATATATACAGATACATTAAAGGTTGGTGATTGGGTTAGTGTACATCCGGTTGTAAAGACTGATGAACAAGGAACTAAGCAAATGTATTTAATAGAATCTAAACTAGTGTATTTGAATGGAAATGAGGGTAAATATGAGTAATCCGTTTGTTAGTGGTATAACACCATCCATAAAAGATGAGTTAGAATCATTGCCGCTGTTTAGAGAATATGCTTGGGATTTTAAAACAGATACATTTATCTATGATGATACAAATAATCATGTGTTAGTTGAGAAGAACGAAGCTTTAAAAGTTTGGATTTACCATGCGCTAAAAACAGAGCGCAATGTATATAGAGCGTTTGACCAAGTGTTTGGATGTGATATGTGGGAATACATTGGTAGTCATGCGAATGATGAAGAAGCAGCTAGCATAATCAAACAATATATTATTGAGTGTTTACAAGTAAATCCTTATATTAAGTCTATTGATGATATTAATGCCATTATTAAAGCGGATATTGTTACATTTGAGATTTACTTAACAACGTACTATGGAAAGTTATATACAGAGGTAACGTATGAGTAATGAATTAAGATATCAAACATCAGCAGAAGTACTTGATCGCTTAAAGACAGATTTAATAAATACAGGTAACCATCTTCATAATGTTGAAGGTGGTTTTAATTTTGCTAATTTATCAGCAAACGCGGTTGAGTTTGAACAAGCGTATGCAGAAATAATGTTGGCGCTAGAAGCATCGTTTGCTCAAACTTCATGGGGCGATTATTTGACAATGAAAGCAGAGGAACATGGGATTATTCGTAAAGAAGCAACGAATGCACAAGTTGTTTTAACACTTAAAGGGACCAATGGGATTACTGTTCCTCGTGGTAGTTTGTTTTCAACAGAGACAGATGTTCAATTTAAAACTAATGCTGCAGCTGTAATTGTTGATGGACAAGTAGATGTAAAAGCGAGTGCGGTTATTGCGGGGAAATTTGGTAATGTTGAAAAAAATACTATTAATAAAATTCCTTTGAGTATTCCTGGGGTTTCGACTGTAATCAACAATAATGCTGCATATGATGGATTTGATTTAGAGACAGATGATGCTCTTAGATTCAGGTTGTTGGAGCATGTGCGTAATCCGGCTACGTCAGGTAATGTTCAACATTATAAGGAGTGGGCAACATCAGTAGCAGGTGTAGGTCAAGTTAAAGTTTTGCCTCTTTGGAATGGCAATGGAACTGTAAAAGTGTTAGTAGTAGATGATGATAACAATCCTGCTTCAGTTGATTTGGTTGATCGAGTGAAAGAATACATTGAATCTGTTCGTCCTATTGGCGCAACAGTTACTGTAGCTGCACCAGTTGCTAAAAAAATTAACATTAAGGTTAATATCATAGGAACTACTGATGTTGAGCGTGTAAAAGATTACATTAAAAAATATTTTCAAAGCATTATATTCTCTACACAATATGTTTCCTATGCTCGTATTGGTAAATTAATTTTAGATAGCCCAGGTGTTAATGATTATAGCAATTTGCTAGTTAATGGTGGCACAAGCAATATTTATCTATCAGAAGATGATTTGGCTGTTGTAGGAGATGTGATACTGAGTGCAAATTAAGAATAGTTTCATTAGGAATAAATCTGTTGATATAAAGCGGTATTTGCCTGAATATTTAGCAAAAGAGAAAAATTTCAAAGCTACTCTTGATGCAGAAAGCTTAGAACACGAACGGTTAAAGGCTATGATTTCAGCTTATTTAGATGAGCAATTTGTTAACACTGCGGCAGAAATGCTAGATCGCTATGAAGATTTCGTTGCAGAGTATCATTCGGATGAAACTGATGAACAAAGGCGAGGTAAAATTCTTGCTAAGTATCAAGGGTTAGCAACATCAACACTTGAATATTTGACTAGTCAAGCAGAGAAGTTTAGTGGTCAAGAAGTAATTATTAGTGAAGATACTAATGATTACTCTATGAATTTATCTGTTGACAGCAAAGCTAAAAATATCGATAAATTAACAGCTTTTATAGAACAATATAAACCAGCGCACTTAGGCTTAACTTATGATTTTATCACTAAGTTAGAGCCTAAAATTTTTGTTGGTGGTGCAAATATTGAACATGTAAGAATTAACATTAATAAAGTTAGAAATTGGGATTTGAATACGTCAGTTAAATTTGGTGGTGGAGTTTTAAATATAAAGGTGGAGGTAAAAAATGGCTAATTGGAGTGATGCAATATTAACAGATCAAGGCAAAGCTTTGGCGGCTAAAGTAATGGCAGGTGAAATAGATTTACAGATTAGAGAAGTGTGGTTTGGAGATGGAGTTCCTAGTGCAGGTAACTTAAGCAGTAAAAAAATCCAAGCTGAACTAATCAAAAAAGAACAAGTTGGTACTGACTGTATTATTCGTTTCCGTGTCAGAAACAATACAGTTAAAGCACCTATTCTAATGCGTGAGCTAGGTTTTTATGCGGAAGACTCGAACGGTGCTTTAATTCTTTTTTCGTATATGACTGATAGTGAACCTGCTACACTACCTCGCTATGATGGCGGTAAAGAATATAGGCAGACAATGACTACTGCTTTCGGGTATAGTAATGCAGAGCAAGTAGTTTTGACAGGAACAATCTTAGATGGTCAAACAGAGGAAGACGTTGCGAAAGCTATTGAAATACACAATCAAGATATTAATGCTCATGAAGTACTGTTTAAAACAGCTGAAAATGATGCGGCTGCTTCTGATGATAGTAAGAAAGGGGCATCGACATCATGGGTTAAAAATGCATTTGTTAAATTTAAAAATTTCACATCAAATCAAATTAAGGACTTTGCCACAGCGGTAAAGTCCTTATTTAATAGCTCAGAATTTGATGATAATGTACTACGAGCATTACGCGATAAAACATTGTCTACTTTAGGTGTTAAATGGAGCTTTAGCAATCCGAATAGCTGGTACATCTGCTTAGGTGTGCTTTTTGGTGGCTTAATTATCCAAGGTATAAAAATTACGGGAATTACTGGCAGCGCATTAAATAATAATTATTCGGAAGGAATTACTAACGTCACGTATCCAATTGCAGTGAACTCGCTTTTAGGCTTTTCTACTGGCTTTTCTGATACAGCTAGAACGATTGCGGAACATGCATCAGTTAATGCTAGTAATAACGGAGCCAGAATTTTTTTACATGCTCTTGGTGAGATAAATATAGAGTTGTCAACCTGGCTGTTTGTCTTCGGATATTAGTAACCTATACTTAAATAATTAAAATTAGCTTTACCGCCAATATTACCAGTAAAACGATCTAAATATTTATCAGTAATTACAAGGTCATTGTAGCGGACATATTGGTCATTATTGGTACTTGTAATCTCTCTAAGTGGCATTTTTATAGTCAACAAGTGAGTTGATATGTAAGCAATCGGCAGTGTGACAGATGTTACTGGAGCACTCCATCCACCTTGGATATCGTTTATCGTCCAAACCGTTTTTTATCGTCCAGAAGTAGGGATATTTTGGACTATATAAATTGATTAATAAGCAAATACTAAACAGTAAATATGTAGTTAAAATAAGGTCTAATTAAAATTATCAGTGAAATGATAATAGTCATATACTAAACACAAGGAAGGTGATTTGATGGGAAATAATGTTTCTATAGTTGATTTGCATATAAACCAAGGTGATGATTTTGATGTTGTTTTTAAGCTAAATGGACTAACTGGCAAAGCATCAGATTATCGCTTTAAATTTGGGGCAAGGCATTGTTATGGCGTAAATAAATTAGATATTGAAAGAACTTGCGAAATTTTAGATGATATGACTATTCGTTTATTGCTAACTAGAGACGTAACATCTAATTTACAGGCTGTTAGTGATAATGTTACATTAAATAAATTTTATTACGATATACAGATGATTAATGATGAGGTGGCACAACGCGTTGTTCAAGGAAAATTATTTATTTCGGCAGGTAACGCATTTTTAGGTGGTGATTAGATAATACAGCATCAAATTAATGTATCTGTTAATAAAAAAAATACAGTTGAAGTTACTGTAGAAAATAAATCAGATGTTATTACAGCTAGCATTAGTGATAAGCAAATGTTGTATGTTCGCGGTAACAAGATAGGAATTACAGGTGGCAACGAAATAGTGCCACCAGAATCTTCAATAATTCATCAAATCGATAATGACATTAAAGAGATTAAATCAAATCAATTGACGGCTGACGATGTACAAAATCTCATTAATCAATCTCTAGTCGATGGAGAAGAGGTGCGATACTAATGTCTAAAGTGCTGATAAAGAATAGTACATTAACGGATATAGCCAACGCTATACGCGAAAAAACTGGCGATACTCAAAGCCTATTACCGTCCGAGATGTCCGAAAAAATTAAAAGTATTTCAACTGGCGTTGATGCTGCTAAAATAGCCAACCGAGAATATGATTTTGGAAACTTTATGACAACCGAAACTGTTCTAAATGTGCCTATCTATGCGTTTAACGCAATGGATAGCTATACGAATCCGAATCTAACCGAAATAAACTATGAGCGAACCTTCATGGGCTCTGGGATAAAAAGTTTTAAAGCGCCAAAACTTGTAACAATGGTTGGGATATATCATTTTGCACAGTGCGCCAACCTTGCGGAATTTGAGTGTAGTCCAGAGTTGACTGTTATACCAAGCCGGACATTTTCAAGATGTTCATCGCTAGCATACGTGCCTAATAGTGAAAACGTGATTGAAATCGGCTCACAATGTTTCGAATTTGGCGGAATTGCAAGTGTAAATTTACCCAAACTCACAAAATTAGACGGTTTTGCATTTAGTAGATGCACACCGCTAACAACTGTAGTACTTCCGAAAGTGACTACACTAAGCGCGCATACGTTCAATTTTTGTACGGCGCTTCAAAGCGTGGATATTGGCTCTGATATAACTAGTATCCACGCGGACACATTCGCCAACACGAGAAATAAAATTACATTTACAATACGAGCAACCATGCCGCCGACCGTATCCGCCGATTTTAATTTAGGTGCCGGCGGAGAGTTTGTTGAGATTAGAGTGCCGGCTGAATCAGTAGAAGGCTATAAGACTTCTACTGTTTGGAGAAATTATACAAGTGTAATATCTGCTATTTAAGTAGTTTAGTAGTTTCATTTATGCTTACAACCAAGTTAGAAAGGAATGATTAATTTGAGCGAAAATATATATGTAAATATTTTATCTAAACCTAACAAGAAAGGAGAACAAAAGCGAGTTTCTTCATATTTAGTGGGAATCCATGCAAAGACTGAAGCAAAATCAATTGAACTTGCTAAGAAAGAATATCCAGACAATGACTTTTTAGTTACTAATGAAAGTGACTGGGTAAAATTATCTAATCCATCAGAACAGTATGTAGTAAAAAATGGTGAAATTGTTCTAGCAGAGCCTGAGGAATTGTCAAAAGAAGAGTTACAGCAACAGAAAATCTCCGCTTTAGATAATGAATATAATCAAGCTGTAAAAGATTTAAGTGATGCTTTAATGATCGCACGATTAAAAGGTGATGCGGTGGCGGAACAAAGCATTCAAGCAGACTTTGAGGAATTACAAGCATCATATAAGGAAGAAAGAGAGTTGATTGAAAATGTTTAAACCTAGTAAGCGATGTAACTACTGTGCGCATAAATTAGTTGATGATGAATGTGTTAATAAGGAGTGTGTTATTAATCAAATTAACATCAAAAATGATGAAGAAGACGATACTAAAAAAGGGGATAAATAATGGTTTATATTCAGTATATTCAAGATATGTGGAATTCGTTTATTGCTGCATGGTGGGTCAAGGCAGGGTTATCAATTATAGCTTCTGTGGCAATTTGGTTGGTTGGACTTAAACATGTGCAGGTATTAGGCATATTTATCTTGCTTGTAGGGATTGATTTATTAACTAAATGGGCTAGTGTGGCTTTTAAAATGTTAGTTGATGAATACGGATATGAACCAGACAGCATTGCAGTTTGGGAAAAATATAGAGCTATTCCAACAGCTTTTGATTTGAATCTAATTAGAAGTGAATACATGAGGAAAGGCTTTGTAAAAAAAGTTCTTACATATGTAGCAGCTACTTTAGCTGCTTTTTTATTTGACTGGATGGCAAATAAGCAAGGTTTTGCTGTTAATCTTGTTTGGCTATATTTAGGCTCTTCGGAATTTCTTAGTATTTTAGAGAATTTAAGAGACGGTGGCAATAAATCGATGGGAAAATTCTTGGAACTTGTTCGAGATAAAATTGAAAATAAAGTTAAATTGTAGTAAGAAATGAGGCTATATACATGAAAGTTTTTATAAATCCTGGGCATGATATTGTTTATGATAGTGGAGCTGTTAATCCGCAAACAGGAACGAGGGAATGTGATATTGCGGCTAAAGCAGGTAAGCTGTTAGCTGGCTATTTAGAAGCTGCTGGTCTTGAAGTTAGAACATTACAAGATGATAGTTTAGGACTAGTATGTTCAGAAAGCAACGAATGGGGAGCGGACTTATTTGTAAGTCTACACTGCAACGCTTTTAATACGCAGGCACGAGGAACGGAAACATTATACAAATCATTTAATGGACAGCGCTTAGCTGGCTTTATTCAAAGTCAAATCGTGCGTAGTGTCAATACTATTGATCGTGGCAGTAAAAAACGTGATGATTTATGGGTGCTTAATGGCACTGATGCGGTGGCAGTGCTTGTTGAGATGGCATTTATTGATAATATGGACGATTTAGCGTTGTTAGAGCAACAATTAGATAAAATCGTGCGTGCTATAGCACGAGGTATTACCGATTATTGGAGTGCATAGGAGGCTGATATAATGACTAATAATAAAAGGTTATTATATATAATAGGTACAGCTATAGTTGTTGTTTTACTTGTATTAGCAGTCAGTTGTAAGCTGCAGATAGATAAAGAACAGGCTCAAATAGTTACTACTAATACCCTACAAGACTCGCAGACCTTGTCTAAATCTATTGATGTGCCACAAGAAACAGCAGTACAAATCCAACGCGAAATACATCATGTAAAGGATCCTGTAATAAGTTATTACGTACAATCAGCTGATGTAGCGACTGCTGTAAAGCAGACTCAACAGGCCGTAAACAGTGATAGCAACTCATTGCCTAGGATAGTAACAGAAAAATCAGATAGGACTACAGTTGTAACTAATGAGGAGCGACAAAAAGTTGATGTGTATAAAATCAACTTAAACAAAGCTCATAAAATCAAGGCAGGAGTGACAGTAATTAATGATAAGTCATATGGCACTATTGGTTATCAGGCAGGACACTTTGAAGGCTTAGCGCATCTTAAGTCAGATGGCAAAATAAAAGGAGCAACTGTACTTTATACAGTTGCTGAATGGTAAAAGAAAAGCCCACAGAGCTAAAAAAATAATTAGCTTTGTGGGCATTTTTTTTGATTATATTGCTTGAAGTCATAACCGAAAAGGGTTATAATAAAGATGTAGAAAGGAGGTGAAAAAATGATAGATGATATAGAAAAAGTCCTTACAGTGATTGAAAAAGTGGTGCTAATTGCTGTGGCACTAAAAACACTTTTCAAAAAGTAAGGACGACAAAGTTAGGGGTGAAAGCCCCTAGCTCATCTATATCTTATCATGAATATATGGAAAATAAAAGTGTAATAATAGTTTTAGTTCTGTTATGTGTATCTGTATATTTATCTATGAGTAAATATGGATGGGACTGGTTTGGTGGACTCGCTTTAATATTAGGGATATTAGCTATTTTAAGAGGGGTAAAAAAATAATGAAATTTACTGATGTAATGACAACTAGTGAAGCTGCTGAGTTATGGGGGCTATCAAATACTACGGTTAAACATTTGTGTACAGGAATTCAAGGTAGACCACCTCGACTGATTTTAGATGTAGAATGTCGAAAAAGTGGTGGAACGTGGCTTGTTACAAAGTCAGGGATGGAGCGACTATATGGTAATAAAGTAAAGGATATATAA